ATGGAAACAATTAATCATAAGTATGAATCCGATGATGCTGTAATTGAATGTGTAATTGACGATGAAAAAGCAAAAAATATTGTGGAAAAATTATTGAGTTGGTTTGATGAATATGGTCACATTGGCGAATGCATATGTCAAAGTGATGATGCGCAAGTTTACTCAACTCCCGCATTAGCTGAAATTGCCGACGACATAATTAAATTTGAGGTGACATATGGAAATTGAGTGGGAAGATCGGGGTAAGATAGCGTTTGAAGCCTGGAAGGGTACTGAAAATTATTGCGCTGATTATGTTGCAGAATGGTGGAATCGCGTGTTTGACGCTTGCAGCGCGGCCAATGTTGTAACAGTGCCAGGCGGGAATCAAATTTTGATTGTGGAGAATGAAAATGGCAAAGTATAGAAAAAAACCACTGGAAATTGAAGCGGTGCAGTTTACACCGTGGAATATTGATATGCTCAAATTGTTTGCGGGATCTGTATTGCAGATTGAAGCTGACGGAAATGTGTATGTTGATACTCTTGAAGGGCGCATGTTGTGTTCTGAAAATGATTTCGTTATCAAGGGGATCGCCGGGGAGTTTTACCCCTGTAAACCGGATATCTTTCTAAAATCTTATGAGCTGGTGCGTGAATGATCTGTGATGAAAACGGTTTAACCGGAAATTCAGGTATCGTTCCGGGTGGTCATTTGGGCATGAACTATTCGGCTGGCGAAGGAAATGTGTTCGTGGCCACAAAAGATTGGTGGAAGCGGGTGACAGCCAACGAGGTTCAAGACGGGGATGTAATTGTGACATGCTATTACTGCGATAAACCGGCAATCAGTATCGATCATCACTACCCATACGAGACTGAATTTAATTATTGTGAGGATCATAAATTTGATTCGGAAAAACATGATAAAGAGAAGGCTATTTATAATTCTGGTGTTCGGGATGGTCGGGCAGCATTACTAAGGCGGAGTTGAAGGAGATCTGGAAGTCATGACGTCACACATAAGAATCAGACGGGGCATAATATCAGACGGTTTATTGATTCCGGTGAATGTACACCTAACAGGTGAAAACGACTTTTATGAGTCGAACATCAATGAATTGCCGGATGTGATTTGCTACCACACAACAGACGAGGGTTCGACCGTAATTATCTGTAAAGATATGGTTATCGTTGGCAGTTCAATAGATTTCGATTTCGATTAACACAAGGGTCATTACTATTACGGAGCATAGCGCGCACGGTGCGCACCGTGCGTGGTGGCGGGTTCGACTCCCGCATGACCCACCATTAAATTACGAGGTGAAAAGATGGGATACTACTTCAAACTGTTCTTCGTAGACCAGATAGGTTCAAATGTAATAATCAAAAAAGAGCATCACGAAAATGTTGTGCAGGCAATTAAGGATTTACACAAAACAGTCAATCGCGATGCAAGAGGCGGAAACTCAAGTGGTGATCGCTGGTATTCATTTACAGATTATGACTTTCATAAATACGACACGATAGACGAAATATTACGTGCTTGGAGATACAGACCTGAGTTTAATGATGAGGGGGATATCATAAATCTAATATTTACTGGTGAAAAACTTGGCCAGTGCGAAATAATGTTCAAGGCAATAGCCCGGTTTGTAGAGGATGGTAGTTACATCAATTTCCAAGGTGAAGATGGCGATCGAATGGAATATTCTTTCCACGACAAACAACTGGACTTTGAATGGGTGTGTTGAAACATGGACGATGTAGCACAACAGTTTGAATTGGAGCGCAAACAATGATCGATAGATACCTGGTATTCGAAGCCCGAGACATCACCGAGACAATCAGCTACACAGACCTGGGCAAACTTTACCCTGGAGCCGACCTGCAAGATCCGGAAACACTGAACACGATTTACCTGAGACTCAGGCAGAAGACAGACCCGAAAGCCTTCCGCATCCCGCCATACTTGACCGTTTACACAGCTGTGCTGGATAACGGGAATATGATGTGCAATGCGGTTGAGCCATTGAATTTAAAAAACTTTTAGGGATCGAGGTATAAAATGTCAAATCCAATGACGAATATGTGTACTGGTACAATTGTGGACTGCTTTATTGAAACGAACCTGGGCCGTGACGGTCGGGAATGGTCGAAACGATATATCGACGTGCGGCCTGATGGTATGGACACCATATACAATTTTCTGGTCGAATATAAACTGGACAATATGGAATTAGAGGTAGGTTCGCGCATCCAGTTTGCATGGAAATTACGACAATTTGGGCAGAAGCGGGTTAAATTTTCATCCTGTGAAATTATTGAGGTGTTTCTGGAGTCCAGTATTCGGCAGGGATCCGACATGATCACGGAATCCGTGCCAATGCCTGAATATCCAACTGTGCCTGGCGGTGATTCTGATTTTGTTGATCCCGAAACTGGTATGCCGTTCTGATGTCTGAAATCATACCGGACTGGACAAACAACTCTGTTTTACATCGTGGCGATGCCAAGATCCAGCTTTTTGATCCTGACAAAAAAATCAGGTGCTTCGGCTGTGGTCGGACTGTACCGCAAGCGCATGCCGTTTCACCATCTGAAAGATACTGCACTATAGCATGCTTTATGCGGAAAAAACCAATGGTTTTAACTGGTGATACCTCCCGCATTTATCAGGTGCAATTTGAGAATCAAGAGAATAGGAACACTGGTCGGGCTGGTCGTAAATATAAAGGGGGCGCTTGAATGGTTGGTGATAACGATTATTGGCATGTGCTTGCTGTTTTCCTTGTGTCATGTGGCTGTATCCTGTTTATTATGGATGTTTTATTGTGGTACCTATCACGACATAAGGGCAAGGTTGAAAAAACGCTTCTAGCGGTTTATATGGCCCGATTGAATAACCATGAAAAGTGATAATGTGATGGGTTCTGGATATTAAATTAAAGTGCTGGTATATTAATATCGCTTTGATTGGATAAAAAATACCCCGAGTAATCGGGGTATTTTTTTTGCTTTGATCCGGTTTAACTCTTACTCTTGATAATCGATTGCTGAGTACATTAAATCGTTTTCTGTTCCTTCCAGTGCGTCCCGTTCGTGGTAGCATACTTCGCATAACTGGTCACCTTCATAATCCATGATATCACAATTTAAGATCCAGTCGTCGCAATCCTCACATCGAACATGGCAACATTCCCATGCATCGTCCTCGTCGTCGTGTGCGGAATCACACATGGCACACCTGGGTGAAACATATTCAATTAAGCTCAATTCTATCCCATACGTTGTCAGATATAAACATAAATACACCAATTGTTTGTGGTATCTCAATATTTCGATGCATAAACAATGTTTGTGCTTAAATATCGGTTTGTGGTATATATCTTGTATATACATTAATTCGTTTCACGTGAAACATTTGGGGGATTTTATGGCTAAAGTTGGAAGGCCTTCAAAATATAAACCAGAATATTGTGACCAATTAATTAAGTTTATGTCTATTGATCCTTATAGAGAAGTAATTGACGTATTTACAGATAAACATGGGAATGAAAAATCTACGGTTCGACTGGTCGCTAATGATCCGCCGTTTATTTCTAAATTTGCGCGCGAAATTGGGTTTATGACTCAAACTTTGTACTCGTGGGCGATTGATTATCCAGAATTCGGTGAAGCAATGACGCGCGCGCGGGAATTGCAATTGGAATTTATTGCAACTAACGGAATGAATGGACTTTTTAACGCTCAATTCACCAAGTTTGCGCTCACCAACATGAGCAGTTGGCGAGATAAACAAGAAGTCGAACATTCAGGAAACATTTCATTGTCTGGACGCATGTTGTCAGCTATTGACGCCGATAAGAAATTATTAACCTAACCTGTGGATAACTCGATTATACAGTATAATTATGCAGGTTTTTATCGTTTATTCAGTGTCAAATGAATATTGTGCTTAGAAAGTCTGTATATTGCCTTACATAATGGATATTATGCGAACTGAAGTCATTTAGTATGATTGGTATGAATTGATAGATATCAAGGATCTGCGCTTCCCTACATTCGAACAATTTCAGGACTGGAAACGGGCTTACATTAAACCGTATCTCCTGAAAGATAAGATTACCGCTCAGAATGCGGATGATATCCTTATAAAGCAGGTAGCCAAGTTTACCAATGATCCTTTGGGCTTTGTCCTGTATGCGTGGGATTGGGGAAACGGCGGGCTGTCTGGATCTTGGCCCGAGGACTGGCAACTGCAAGCGTGGGCTGAGCTTACAAATCAATTATCGCTTCCCGCTACACGGCATAATCCTATCCGGTTGGCAAAGGCCAGCGGTCACGGCATCGGCAAGTCTGCATGGCTATCGATCACAAACGTAACGCTCATGGCCACCTACCCGCATACAAGGGCGATCACCACGGCCAACACAGAAGGCCAGCTTCGGTCAAAAACGTGGCCGGAGCTCAAAAAATGGCTTGACCTGTCAATTGTCTCGCATTGGTTCGAGTACACTAAAACTCAAATGTTCGTACCGGGTGTTGATGCGGAGAACTGGAAGTCAGAAGCGCTCACGTGGTCACTGACCAATACTGACGCATTTGCGGGCGCCCATAACAAGGGCAAGCGTTTATTTATCGCCTTTGACGAGGCATCACAGATCCCGACTGAGATATTTGATATCGTCAACGGGGCTATGTCGGATAAGGACACCCAGCTGATATGGGTATGTTTTGGTAACCCCACCACGAACACAGGGCCATTTCATGGATGCTTTCATTCTCCCACTTCACGGTGGAGAACACAGCAGATCGATTCACGGGACGTACGCATCACTAATAAGGATGAATTGCAGGCGCAGGTAGATGAATACGGCGAGGATAGCGACTTTGTTCGGGTACGTATCAGGGGGATATTCCCGCGCTCGTCAGAGTGTCAGGCGATACCACAGGAGTATATCGACGCTGCCCGACATCGTGTAATCAAGCACGAGAGCCAATTCGAGTATGCGCCGTGCGTGGTGGGTATTGATGGGAGCTGGACGGGTGAGGACACACTTGAGGTTTATCTGAGGCAGGGCAATTATGCGCGTCATATGTTATCGATAAAGTACAACGACAATGATTTTGATGTAGTGGGCAAGATCATAGCCACGGTAAAGGCCAAGCACAAGTATACGGTAGACGGGTGGATCATTGATCAGGGCTATGGTACGGGCATTTATTCAGCCTTCAAGACCTTGGGGCATGTAAATGTGCATTTAGTGGCATTTGGCGGGAGTGCGCCGGTGGTAGGATTTGCGAACATGACAACATGGATGACCAATCAGGCGGGTATCTGGCTCAGGGACGGTGGTTCTATAGAGGATCCGCAACTGGAGCAGGAGTTATCGTGGCAGGAGATGCACACGATCCAGACAGGGCCACGGGCAGGGTGGCAGGTATTGGAGAGCAAGAAGGACATGGCGAAGCGTGGCTTGAAGTCACCGAACCGTTCGGACGCGTTCAAGATGACATTTGCGTTACCCATAAAGAAGATCAATGCCCCGGCCACGCAATACAGTATCAGTTATGACGTTGTGAAGGACTACGGATACCACAGATTTTAGTGTGATTATTGACTTTTTTAAAAATGCGATAGAATTATTATATATACAAAAAAGATACGGATAATGGGGGCACTAATGCAGAATCTATATCAGGGGCTACCTAAAGACACCACGAATGATACAGCCATTTTGGCAATGAGGGCAAAGATTATGCAGAGTATGGGCAAGAGTGACAACAAGCAGCCGCAGCCCATGCCGATGCGAAACTACTTAATGCCGACCTATGGTCAGGAGCCGCAGATATGAGTCTGACAATTGAAGAAGTATCGAGGATGGCAACGGAGATCCTCAACGAGTATACGAGTGCGCAGAAGAGTATAGATATAGAGCTTACAGAAATGTTTGCCCCGATGCGAGGCGCGTTTAGTCGTCAGGAGAACCGGAAGCGGTATGTCAGCGGTAAGACGATATTGAACAGCCACCCATTAAAGGCGGTAGATAAGTGCGCGTCCGGGTTCTCGTCGTATTTGAGTGACCAGACCAAGACATGGTTTGTAGCGAAGTTATTAAATGGCGAGTCCAAGAGCGAAGAAACGAATGAGTGGTTGGCAAATTTATCGCGTGATATGCGTTTAATATTGAGTCAGTCGAATATTTATAGTGAGCTGAACAATATGTACAAGGAGTTCAACATATATGGTCGGGGATGTTTTATGCTTGCTCGGGATTTTAATGATGTTATTCGGGGCTACGGGTTTACTGCTGGGTCTTATGGGCTTGGTCGTGATAATACAGGGCGAATTAATAGCTTCGTATCGATGCAAAAGAAGCGCTGCAATCAGATCGTCATGGAATTTGGTTTGAATAACTGTCCAGAGACTATCCGAAATGCGTATAACAATAAGAACTTCTCGCAGTATTTTGAGTACACATGGATAATTTATGATCAGAAGGAATTTGGCAGTAGTGGGATTGGAAAAGATAAGAGGTGGCGTTCGGTTAAATACCTTACTTCCGGCACGAATCAGATATTGGAAGATAATGGATTCGACTATTGGCCGGTGGTATGTGCAATTGGGAATGCCGTGGACAGTACGCAGATATATCCGGCAGAGTATCCGGGGGTGTATGCGTTACCGGACGCGAAGGAATTGCAGGCGTTACAGAAGGATTTAAACAAGATCAATGCATATAATGCGAATCCCCCGATGGTGAGTTATGGCATGACGGATTATAGTCAGATGATACCTGGCGGGATAATGAAGTTTGATATTGGAATGGCACAGGCTGGCAATGGCAAAGTAGGAATGGAGCCGGCGTATCCGTATAGGGATCCGACAGTATTGCGCGAAGAAATCGCGTTACGGAAACAGGAGATTGACTCAGCGTTTTATGTAGATTTGTTCCAGTTATTAAAGACATTGGGACCAAACCGAATGACAGCATATGAGGTAAATCGTCGATACAGTGAGATGATAGAGGCAGTGGGGCCGGTGGTATTATCCTTGCAGGTGGCATTACAGCATTTACTTGATACGGTGTTATTCATTTTATTTAATACGAAAGTCAATATGAATGGCGAGATGATATCGCTAATTGAAAGCCGGATTGGACGGATGCCGGAGGAATTACAGGGCAATGAGATAAACTTCAAGTTTGTTGGCATACTGGCCATGTTACAGCGTGCAACTGAGATGTTGCCTATCGAGCAGTTAGTACAGTTTTTGACCTATTTGCGGTCCAGTGTCCAGGGTGCGGGTGAGGATCCGATGGACTGGCTTGATACGGACGATGTTGTAACGAAGTACGCAGAGAATTTAGGTGCAGTGGAGCATTTGAAGTCAGAAAAAGAGGTATTAGGGATCCGAAAGTTACGACAGGAAGCCATGGCTCAGGAGCAGCAGAAGCAAGATGCCATGGCGAGTATTCAGGCGGCTGGAGTATTGTCACAGACGCCAATGGGACAGGGAACGGCAATGGGCGCGGTGCAGGGCCAGTTATGAGTGCGGAATATTTTCTTGATGAAGAAAAGATGATCAAGACAGATTTCAAGGATTTAATGAAGGGCGCGGCCTTTCGGCGGTTCATATGGTGGCTGTTAGATCAGACGGCGCCATTGCAGAGTCAGTATGAGCCGGACCCATATCGACATGCGTATAAGGCTGGCAAGTCTGATCTGGGCAAGCAGGTAATGGGCTTGGTATTACAGAACCCTGATAAGTACAAGCAGATGCAAGATGAACGCAAGTCGATATTAAAGATACGAGAAGGAGTGAAGTCCGATGACAGAACAGGACGAAACGACAACGACTGATCCAGTGGAAGGTGGCGACGATGCCCCGGCCACATTTTTAGATGAGGCAGTAACACCGCCGGCAGATACGGTATCCGAAGTATCCTATGACGGGTTGAAATTCGCTGAAGGTACGACCGAAGAAGAAGTCCAGGCAAAGAAGGATTTATTCAAGAGTCTAGGCCTTAAAGAAGATGCAGCCCTGAAGTGGTTAGAGGATTTGGATAGCGTAAAGCAGAGTGCGGTACAGAAGGCGATAGAGGAACACACGGCGAAAACGAAAGCTGAGTGGTCTGCCTTACAGCAAAAAAATCTTGATGAAATCAAAAAGGTATTCGGCGACGAGTTAGAGGACCGGACCGCGGAAGTTGTCCTTGCTCTGGACAAGGTATTGCCAGCGGAAAAAGCCGAAAAATTTAAGAAATTCCAGCGTGAAACCGGGTTAGGGAATCATCCCCTATTCGTGGAATTTTTATCGAATATTGGCCGCATGTTCAAGGATGCCAGTATAAATCCCGGTAAGGATGTAGAATCAGGGCCACAGAGATTGTACCCGAACTCGAATATGAATTTAGGATAAAGGAAGGAAGTCTATATGACACTCGCAACAACATATCCGACACTTGTAGATATCTACAATCGATTGGACAACAAAGGTAATATCGACGCAAATATCATTGAGGTATTGGCAAAAACGAATCGTTTCATGATGGATATTCCATGGGCAGAAAGCAATTTGCCTACCGGTCATAAGACCACAATTCGGACCAGTCTGCCAAGTTCAACCAAGCGCAAACTGAATCAGGGTGTGGCGCCGACGAAATCGAATACCCGTCAGATCGTGGATACCATGGCGAACTTTGAAGCGCGGTCAGCGGTGGATCTTACCGAAGTAAAGATCAACAACAATAAAGAGGGCTGGCGATTCTCTGAGGATATGGCCTTCATTGAAGGAATGAATCAGGACGTAGCATACTCCATGTTCTACGGTAACGAAGCCGCGGATGAAGCGGACATGAACGGGTTGCATATTCGTTATAATGCGCTGAGTTCTACTTATGGCGAGCCGGGAAATCAGATCATTGATTGTGGTGGTACAAGTACGGACAATACATCTATCTGGCTTATTGGTTGGGGTCCAAACTCGGTAATGGGTATTCATGCACCTGGATTACCGGCTGGTTTATCGTATCGCGACCTGGGCGAAATGGATGCCTATGACGCAAGTTCTAACCCATTCCGGGCGTTGGTTTCGTTATACCAATGGACTGCCGGCTTGAGTGTTCGCAATTACATGAACATTGTTCGCCTGGCGAATATCGATTATTCAGACATTAAAACGTCAGGTCAGACTACGGATACCAGTGCAAACCTGATGATCTATATGTCTCGCGCTATTGATATGATCCAGAATCCTGATAGTGTGAACCTCGTATTTTACGTGAACCGTTGGGTAATGAGTTACCTTCGGATCCAGATGTTGAACAAGGCAAATATCTGGCTGACTGAAAGTACCTATACCCATGGAATTACAGGGATCACTACCCCTGAAATGCGATTCCTTGGTATCCCGGTCCGCCGTTGTGATAGTCTTAGCGTAGCAGAAGCGCGAATCGTATAATCGAAAGGAATCCTTAAATGGACGCACCGAATTTTTTAAGGACAACGGAGTTACGGAAGTATTTACAGACCGTTTTCAATGTAACGACTGGCCATGACCATGACGGTACAAACTCGGCTTTAATCGCTTCCACAAATCCTCATATTCAGTATTTTCAGGTTGAGGATTTATCGGCTGGTGGCGATATAGCAGATCGGGTGCTTTTAGAGTGCCCGACCGGTTATGCAATCACTCTGACCAGTGCAAAAATCATTTCACAGGGCACTGCTGCTGGTATCGATGATTCGAACACATGTGTAGTTCTTCTTGAGAACGGCACATCAAATGCAATCGTATCAAAAACCTATGACGCTGACCCGGCGTTCCCTGCTGCCGGCGTTGTGGAGTCGTTGGGCACTTTAAGTGCTACTTATAAGGCACTGGCAGCCGGCGATTTACTTACCTTATCAGTTACAAATGGCACAGCTGCCAATACCCCACTGTTCGCAATCCAGATTTCATATACGATTGCGGCGGTATAGGAAGGAATAAACAATGATTACAGATAAGAACACTTATTTATCAGATGCCCAGGCAATCACAGGAACGGCGGCCAGTACCGAATATTTAAATTGCGGTGCGGCTGGCGGTGGCGAACCGGGGCCATATGTCGTGTTTCGTGTTACGCAGGTATTCAATACGCTGACTACCTTAACCGTTGATCTTCAATGTCATGAGGATAGCGCTTTCAGTACCGGGACCCGCACCATTGCAAGTTTGGGCGCGGTTCCATTGGCAAGTTTGACGGCAAACACGATTATTGGTGCCTTGAAAATCCCGGCCAACCATGAGCAGTACATTCGTGCTTATTACACTGTTGGCGGTTCAAATCCAAGTACCGGAACAATCTCGGCGTTTGTGACTTATGATTTGCCGGTTGGCGTGGCAATAACGAACGCATAATATGGCAAAGTTCAGGGCGAAGTACAATTCAACTGGTTTTCGCGGTCTTAGCTGGCGGGCTGGCACAGAAGTGGAAATAACAGAAGAAGAATATCTGAATGACCCATGTGCCAAGCATTTCGAACCAGTAGACAGGACTGCAAAAACATGGCCGGTGGTTCGTCCTGAACACACCTTCAAAGAACAATTAAATAAAGTGGTGGTAGATCGTAGTAAATACGATTTGCCACCACGGAGAAAAACGATAACAGATGTGCGTGATATCCCGCCAAGAAGGATAAAGAAGAAATGATAACCGAACTGGAGATTTTCAATTTAGCCCTTTGCCAGCTTGGATTACAGCCGGTAGCGGGATTGACTGATACGAGTGATAAGCGAGTCCAGGCCTATAAGATCACGTACAAACAGGCGGTAAGCTTCGTTTTATCTGAATTGCAGATGTTTTTCAGCAAAAAAACGGATCCCTTAAACCTTCTGAGTGACCAGACAATGCCCGGCTATGATTATGTCTACCAGTACCCGGGTGACGCGCTCCTGATTCTTGATGTGATGGACAGTGACGGCGAGGATGATACTGACTGGAAGGTAAAGCGGATAGGTGCGCTGTCAGATGCGGTAATTGTATCGAATATGGAATCGGCCTATTGTGAATATGTCCAGTCCGTTGGTGAGACTTCAAACTACCCTTCCCATTTCATTGAGTGTTTGAAGTTCAAGATCGCCTCTGATTGCGCGGTATATTTAACCGGAGACAATCAGAAAATGGCAATTAATGTAAAGATGTATACCGACATCAAAAATTCAACTGTGAGTGCAGATTCGCTTCAATCGGTATCATCCATTCCCGATGTATCGACCTATACAGATGCGAGGGAATAGCCGATGTATGAGAAAATTCAGAACTCTTTTTCAGGTGGGATAATCAGTCCTGACCTATGGCATAGAACAGACCTTCCAAAAGTACAGAACGGACTCAAGCAATGCGAGAACGCGATTATCACGACGACTGGTAACTGGCGTATGCGTCCGGGATCTAAATACTTGAATACAACGAACAGCAATGCGTCACACCCATCGATTCTTATACCGTTTGTGATATCTGACAGTGAAAAATATCTGGTTGAGATAGTTGGTGGTACATATAACCAAGGGAATACCCATACTGGAATTGTTCGCATTATGGATGATGATTGTGTTGTTCCCTTGATTGATATAGACCTGGTTAATGAATGGTCGCCTATTGGTCATGCGAATCGGATTTTTACGGGTGTTCATCAACCATTTGAGATTGTGAAATCTGGAAATGGCTGGAAAATATATGGAGCGTCCAATGCGGACAATAACATAACTATCCATAGCAATTACGGAAACACCTTCACCGTTTCTGATATTGCAGTTTCAACAAATTCATCTGACACATTATCTGTCACTTACGAGTCATCAAAAGTAACTATTAAATTCGCGAATGCGACACCCTCTAAAAACGCGGCAAATTTAGTTGAGGCGGCTATTCAGGCACTTGGAACAGTTGGTGGTAATGATGTGGGGCACTGGTGGGTGGTTCCATCTGCATTATGGGAATCTTCACCGCCAATTACAGGACACACAAAGTCAGGTCAGACTTATACAAAAGCACTTTATAAATTAAATTCAGATACCTCAGATTATTTGGCTGGAATTTATGTGGTTTCAGATGGTGGTGAAATTAAAGAGTGGTGCCGATATCTTGATGCTGATCTTCCGAATATAAAATGGGTACAGGACAAGAACAAGTTGTACATGGTTGACGGTCGGAATATTCCGCAAGTGCTTGAATTTATTGATTCAAGCACATGGCACATGTACGATTTTGAATTTGAAGAACCGCCATATGTTGAAACTTCTGAGTTTGGAATTGATATACGATATTTTGATGTATCAGAAACACAACTCAGAATTTACAACCCGAAAAATTTAGACCTACTCGATTCCTATGTCAAATTTTCATATTCGGTACCGGAATATATTGTAACTTTAAATATCCCGCAATCTACCGATGCATGGTCAGAAGTTTTTTCTACAAACGGAACGATAAGCTGGAATGCTACATTTTCAGCGCCGCTTCCTGTCGGTTTGGAATTATACAAATCAGAAGATGGTATAAATTTCGATTATGTAAAATCGATTCGTGATACAGATATCGGATCATATTCGAATGGCAAACAGACATTTTACAAATTTTATGAATACACACCGCTTGGTGGAACGATCGATATAACGATAACGATATCTGCATATACCCATTCGGCTTATGGTCAGATAGGGGCTGTGACTTATGAGGACGCTGTATATTTGCCATATGAATACACCAAGATCGTTGATTTCAATACAAAATACAATGTCGAAGGTGATGAATTAATTGGTGATTTATTTTTAACAAATTCGACGAATTACATAAATTCGCTTTGCGATTTATTCGGCTGGCCGGCGGTTGTTTATGTATGGCAAAACAGATTAGGATTCGCATCTACGACAACATTTCCATATACCAGATGGGAATCAAAAACCGGATTATTCACGGATTTTGGCGTTTCATCACCGATTATCGCAACTGATTCATTAAGTATTGATATTCACAACGGAACTCCAAATGATATTCACAATATTGTTGCATATCGGGATCTGATCATCCTGACCAATGATTCCGAGTGGAGTGTTAATGCGGATGCCGGCGGGTATGGTCCGCTGAATATCCCGATCACTCACAAGGAATCAGCAAATGGAAGCGCAACCATAACGCCGATCATGATTGATAATACGATCATCTATTGTGGCGCTGATAATGACCGGTTGAGAACATTGAAACTCAATAACCAGTCTTATCAGAATGTCTATATGGGTGACGATTTGACCGTGTATGCACGTCATTTATTCGATGGGTATACTATCACTCAAATTGTGTATCAATCGAAGCCTGAGCCAATTGTTTGGGCGCTTCGGTCGGACGGGAAGCTATTATCCCTCACCTACTCTGAAAACCTACAGATTGCGGCATGGGGCTATCATCATTTTGGTGCGGGTAACCTGGTTGAGAATATGTGCGTGTTGTCCGGCGCGGTTGATACCCTGTATCTGATCATAAACCGTTCCGGTGTCCGGTACATCGAGACATTAACCTTGGATACCGTGACAGACCTTGAAGATGCATTCTTTGTAGATTCTGGTATTGTCATGACAGCTGATCCGGCAGCCTTAACCTTCGATTCAGATGATTATCCAGATCTGGCACATTTGAATACAAAGTCGATTGCAGTGCTTGCCGATGGTTGGGCGCGAACTGAAACCTTACAGGCAAGTACAATAACATTCTCAGTCACCATATCAAAAGTAATTACCGGCTTGCCATATACTGCAAAATTTGAGCCATTGCATCAGGTTATCGACCGAAAAACCGGGTCCGGTCAGGCTATCAGTCAGAAGGTCGGAAGGGCAAAGATTCGATTCATTAAAACCGTGAATGGTTATCTGGGCCCGGATGAAGCGGGTAAAATTGCGATCCCTACCTTAAAGACTGATCCAACTGTGCCAGATTCCATATATACCGGCTGGCGGGAATTTTACATTGATTCGACATATACCACGAATGAAAATTTCGATGAATCACAGCTTTATTATGAGCAGCAGTCACCGTATCCCGCTCAGATTGCAAGTATGATTTTGGATATAGAATAAGGGGGTGTTGACGTGAGTTTAGAACTTTTGATATTAGGGGCACAAGCAGCATTAACATTATGGGGTGGCGCAGAGAAAGCTAAAGCCCAGGAACAGGAAGCGGAAGCCAAGCGCAACTATTACAATGCCCTTGCCGCGTCAGAGATAAAACAGGGTCAGGAGAATGTAAAGCAGATCGCTCAGAAAACAGGTCAGCTTGATATTTCCGGAAAAAAAACGGTGGCAGAACAGAATGTAATGGCCGCGGCTGCCGGGTACTCTGGCACTTCCCTTGATCTACTTGAACAGGACACAATGCAGAATTTGAATATTGATAAGGCAATCCTACAGCAAGCGGCATATCAGGCGTTGCAGACCAGTCAGGAACGGGCCGGTCAGTATCGGTTAGCTGGCGAGGGTGCAATTGAAGCGGGAAAGATCGGACAGGAATTGACCTGGCTTGATACTGCTCAGCAAATCGCATCAAAGTGGATCCCGAAAGGTGGTGGCAAATGAAGTTACCGCAATACGAACAGCAATTACAGGTTCCCGGGAAAGAGATAGTCCAGCCAATTGAACAGGCATTTGGTATCCAGACGGCACAAGCAAAACAGGATTTTGCTGAGGGCATTCAACAGGCAGCATCCAATGTCGGTGATCGATTGATTGAGATGGAAAATAATAACCAGCAGTTGAAAGCGAACAAACTCATGCTGGAATTTAGTCAAAAAGTCATGATGAAAAAGAATGACAGTTTGGCCAAGACCGGTGAAAATGCGAATGGATTGACCACGGATTTCACAAAATGGTATGACGAGGAATCAAAGAATTTATTGAAGGATATACCGGACAAGTTTAAAGAGCAGATATCCCTTCAATTGGCAGAGGATCATATTCAAGGTCAAGGCCAGATAAGTACGCATGAACTCGCACAACAACGGGCAGTGACCGTTGATTCCTACAATGCGCGTATTGCGCTTGCACAGCAGAATGTGGCCCAAAACTCTACGCCGGCAAACTATTTTTTGCAGAGCAAGAGTATTAAACAGCTATTCACTGATCAGGGTAAAGTAACCGGTGAAGCGCCGGAACTTACGCAGTTAAAAATCAAGCTTTGGCATGAACAGACCATGGATCAGGCCTTGCAGGATCTGGAAAAATCAAATCAATTGGATTCCGCTTTACTGTTCTTGAAAGAGGGCGCTGATAGTCTTGGCGGTTCGAAGTCGCAAGAGTATGTGAAGCGTGAAGAAACACTGAAAATGAAGATTGAAAACCGTGATGTAGACGGAATCGCAAAGGCGTTGGCCGATCAAAATTTTAAAACTCAAAAGTTTGATGAAGGTTTAGATGCGATTGATTCCATGAAAAAGTCAGATGAATATAAAGAGAAATTGCGATCCAAGTATCGAGAGCAGTGGGGAATTTTGGCGTATGATAAGAAACAGGAATATAACCGGGTGGCAAATCCGATATTCAAGGATATTCAGGCGGCAAGAGGAAATCTGATTCGAAATAATAATTTGTCTTTACAATCATTTGAAAGTGAAATGACAAAAAGAATAAAAGAGTTGCCAGTAGATGAAGTAACGAAAACGGATATGACAACGAAGGTTTCAGATGTCGTTATCGATATCGCGAAATATCGATCCGGTATTGCACAAACTCAGGCGACAAGAGAAAGTACGGCAGAACAGAAACGATTAAGAGAAATCAGTCAGAGGCAAGACGAATTATACGATGAAGCCTATACTCTTGGCATTGAGAATCCCGGGATGTTCACTTCCGTTGCTGATTTACACGCGCGATATAAAGGTAAAAATAGGTTAAGACCATCACAGTATGAAAGTCTGGAACGGGCATTGCATTTGTTGGATCCGAATGATGTGAGTATTGGTATTCCAACTGACAAGAAATATTCAAGGCAGTTAATGAAGGCCGCAAAAAACGCGGTCGAATCAGGTGAATTTGAATCGACAAGCGATTTTATCGATCAAGTTCAAAAGCGAGCGAATGAGATTTCAGTTGTATATATGGACAAAACGAAATCTCGTAAAGTGCCATATTTAAACCAGAAGACATTTTATGATCAGGCCTTATCAGAAGTTATCACCGCTTCAAAAACCTCAAGGAAAGAACGGACAGGTACCTTATACAGAATGAACGGTGCGAACTGGACTATTGATGTAAATGGAGACTTGAAAAAGGTGGTCAATGACTAAGTATATTGATGCGACACCAGAAGAACAGCGGCAATTCAATTTAAGATTTGGCAGAGTATCATCGATTGCCGCAACAACTGCTCCGGAAGTAATAAAGGCCAACTTTACCCAGGCCCAGGCCCAGGATTACAAACAGGGAATAATCAAACATAATATGGGCAAGACCTTGGGCATCAGCGCCGACATGGT